GCTGGCATAAACCTGTAACCTGGTACAAAAAAAGAAAAGTAATCACTTAACTCTTGAGCAATACCAAGGTCACAGTCTATCGTGAGCATACTATAGTCTTTAAGCTTTAATGTAATATCAGCCATTTATGCACTCATTATCCGCCTGCTTCAAAAGTTTTCCATTTAATCATATTACCAATCGTCTGATGTCGCCAATTAATACTAGATACTATTTCACTCAAGGTACTTATAACAGTTTTCCAATACTCAAGTTTCTCTATTGATTTTTGAATATCAGTATCAGCGTTATAGTAGTAATCCATTTCACCTTTTAATACTTTAAGACCATGAAAAGGGTCGTACTCCCAACCATTAGCCACAATATCATCGCCAGACATTTTACCATTATAGTAAAGCCATTTTTGCTTTAGTAGTATCTTTTGAGATTGTTCTGATTTCTTAGACATCAGTTTAGCTTCTGATAAAAGCCTCAAATACTTGGCATGTAGTTTTGGAGTAAGTCTTGAGGCTTCGTCTAGTTTTGTATTAATTTGGCAATCTTCTTGCCACATATCTAAAATCGCGTTCAAATCTATCATAATAATCCTTCATATTTTTATCTAATTTCAAAGTAAGTATATCTAAAGTTTACAGGATATGCAATGTTTTGTTCAGAAGATACTGCTTCAAAGTTTATAGAACCTATAGATGTTGGTATACAATCTATATATCTTATTTGTTTAAGCGTGTTATTGGCACTAGATAATACTGACAATGTAATGTCTGCATACGTTGGTGGGCTAACATCATAATCTACAGTACCACTTAATCCCATAGGTCTTTTTTCTTTTGTTTCTACTAATCTCTCAAGCCAATTCTGCATCTCTTGATATGAATTTAATTCTTCATCAAGGATAACATTAACACTAAGCTCTCCGAATGATATTTTATCTGGTGCAAAAGGCACTGAACTTGTACGTGAATATGGTAACTCTACAGCAGATGCGTTCATATCAGGGTGCGTAAATGATTGAGCAAAGTATTCTAAGTTTGGAAAATTCTTACGATTGATCAACATCTTAAAGCCTGTTGGCTGTAAAAAGTTAGTAGTTGTCAAAGTGCTTATATTCTTTTTTGGATTCAAAACACTTGTATTCACCGGATTTAACTGAGGCATAATCGTATCCTATTTTTCTTACACTTATATTTATAAGGTAAATTAAATAGTATTTGACACTTAATATCATATATGATATACAATTATTGTAAGTTAAATTTTAATAATCTTGGAGGATTATAGATGAAGTTACTTAAGTCTCAACGTGAAGCTCTTTCATATGCAATCTCTTATTATGACGCATATTGGAGAACCTATGATCAAATCGTAGTAGCTCCTGAAATCTACATTAAGAAAGGCTTTCATCATAGTTGCTCTAAAGCAGATATGAAATACTACTTGGATATGGAGAAACTAATAGATGCTGGTGTGATTGCGCGTTCAACATATACGCCTATGGGCAATAAAAGATCCGAGTGTGATAATCATATGGCTTATATCATTGACCATGACAAGGTACGTGAGATTTGTAGAACAGGAGTTGTAGCATGAGGCATTGGTCAGTGATTGCTAGTAGTAAATGGTCTACAGAAAAGGTAGTTGGCTTGACATACAGTGAAGCACGAGACTTACATTCAAAATATCATATGTCAGGTAAATGGTATATGGTGCAATCATTCTTAGAAAGAACAATAACATGAGACGTAGAGATAAGATTACAACCAAAGAAAGTACACTTATTGCTGAATACTTAAAAAACAATGGTGTCACAAAAATTAAAACTGGACACACTGTTACTGGATCACAAAGGTTTAGAGAAGACAAAAATAATGAGGTGTACTATAGAAAGTATAATGGTAGTAAGACATAAAAAAAGCCCACCGAAGTGAGCTTTAATTATGTGGGATAGGTGTCTAGCCTATCCCTTTTTTGTATTTCTTACTGTAGAATGTTATCTACGCGGAAGATTCTGTAGTATTGGTTAGTCTTAGCAGTAGCTAATCCGTTATTTGGTGTTGATCCAACGAATGGGTTTGAGACCATGCCGTAGCGTGTCTTAAATCCGATTTTTGGTTGGAAGTCATTTTCACCAACTGCACGAACCATTGTTAATGGTACATATGGACAATAGAAGATACCAGCATCGTATGCGTTTGTACCTTTATATCCTACAGTTACGTAATCAGCAGTTGCGTATGGGTCAATATATACACGAGTACGACCATTCATAACACCAGCGAATGTGTTACCTGTATCGTCTACTTGTAGATTTGTTGACAATGCTGGAGTGTAATCCAACATACCAGAAGCTGCTAATGCAGAAGCCACATCAGATGAACATAGGATAAAGTTACCTTTTCCTCTACGTGTTTCTTTTGCGATTACATTAGATTCACGTTCGATCTGCATAATTAGACCTTTGAACTTCTCTACTGACCAACGACCATCTGCATCTGTTGATAAATCAAAGATACCTTGGATACCTACGTTAGTTGATAATGCACCAGTTTTAGCTTGGCTGTTGATTGAGCGAATTACTTCACGGTTAATCTCAGCTAAGATTTCTGTTGACAAGATGTTAGCTAATTCAGTTTCAGCGTCTAAGCCGTGAATTGCTTTCAAGTCTTGTGCAAGCTCTAATGAGTATTCAGCTTTCAAAGCGCGTGATTTTGCAGTCACAGTAGCTTTTTCAATGGTGAAACCCATTTCGTTGAAAGTAGAAGATGTGCTACCTAACGCTTCAGCATCGGCTGTTGGCATACCGCCACCGAATGTTGGACCAGTACGGTCATTGTCGATTGAGCTATCACTATTCGAGTCTGTAAGACCGCTCAAGCCTGATGCAGAAGCACTTTGTGCCGCAGATGAGTCACCAGAGAATGTTGTGTCTGCTTCATTGAATAAAGCTTCTGTTGAACCAGTTGTACCGGCTGTATAACGTGACTTCATTGCAAAGATCAAGCCTGTTGGACCTGTCATTGGTTGCACGCCGCATAAATCGTATGCGATCATGTTTGGCATTGAGCGACGTACTAAAGAAATTAGTACCGGATCCCAATTAGCTGCAGAAGACGCAACGTTGTTTGGTGTTTCTGCTAAAAACCCTGATTGAGACCGCTCTTCATTTAGTGCGATTTCTTGGTTTTCTAAAGTGACAGCAGTAACCGAACGGCGATGCTTGTCTTTGATTGAAGGCGCAGATTCTTCATTAAGAACCGGTGCCCATTTTTTGACTAAATTGTCGTATGATTCCATCATTGGATATATTCCTGTTAATTAAATTATTGAGTTGATTTGATTGCGGCAACATAACGCTGCATTGATTCTGATAACTCTACCTGAGTAGTCGTGTCATCTTCAATCAATTCTTCGCTTGTTGTAGCTTTTTTGGCAAAGACAGATTCTTTGATGGTTGCAACTTTATTTGCAAATTCATCATCGAAATCGTAACCTTCGACCATAGTGCGTAATTTGTCAACTTGTGTTTCAGCTAAATCACCTGACGCTTCACGGATAACCGCTTCACGTAAATGGTGTGCAACTTCAGCTTTAGATGCAAGTAATTGCTCTGTAGCCTCGTTTAATTTTTCTGATAAAGTATCAACATTTTCTGCAAGTTCATCTACTAGATCAACTTTGGCTTCTGGGACGTCTACATAAGACTCAGTGAACAAGGTCTTTAAACCTGCCATAAAGTCTTCTGCTATTTCCGCACGGAGACCTGATTGGATTGCCAATTGGTTCTCTTCTACCCAAGTTTCAACAACGTAGTTGAGATAGCTATCAACTTTTTCAGTAAGATCTGCTTTATGGGCAGTTACTTCTTCATCAAGTTGAGTGGCATATGATTCTTCCAAACGATCAACTTCTTCTGCAAGCTTTGCTTTCACATTAGCTTCAAAGATAATAGTTGCTTTAGCTTTAAACTCTTCTGAAAGAGTAGCCTCAGATTCTACTAATGAGTTAAGTTCGTCATGGAAGTCTACTTGTAAATCTGCAGCTTCTGTGGCCATCGCTTTGTCCATCTTTTCAGGTTTATCTGAATTTGATTTATCACCCTTGCGCTTTTTAGCTTTAGGGCTTTTGCCTTCTGCGGATTTGATTGAAGCTATCGAGGCTTCTTCTGCGTTTTTTGGATCGTGAGCTTCTTCGATTTCATTCTCGTCGAGCACCACATCCTGGTCTTGCATTTGATCAGTCATGTATGACTCCTAATAAGTTATATTTTTCAGTTCCGAGAGGAAATTCTTAAACTCACGAGTCTGTACCTCATAGAGGTCAGCACGTGAAGCCTTTTTAATTTCAGTCTCCATTTTTTCAATTACTTGAGATTCGATAATACCGTTGTTCCAAATCCACTCCACACCTTCCATAATTCCATTGACAAAAGCCGTTGGAGCTGAAGGATCTTGTACTATATCGACTGTACTAAGAATGAAGTCGTCTTTGACATACATTGCGCCGTTACGATTCTCAAGACTACCCATACCACGAGTTGACACACCTAGTTGAACGCCGCCATCAAGTAGACCTTTTACAATCTTCCCCATAGGAGTTTCCAATATGCGTGCTTTTCCTACAACATCATTTCCATTCCAATCAAGGCTTTCTATGATGTGTGAAACTTTATCAAGATTTACAGTAGGACCTTCTGGATGATTGAGTTCTCCAACTGCGCGTCTTGTTTTTACTTGTTCTTTAACATACTTATTAACGGCTGATTCCATGATCTTCCGTGGATAAATACGTCCATTTCTATTCTTTGATTCTGATTGCATAAAGACACCTTCAATAAAGTGGTCTTTACCACCTTCTTCTTTGGCTTCTGAAAAACATTCAAGATTGTTATCTGTATATTCTGCAATCAGTTTCATTCTATTTACCTGTCTTTAATTGTTTAATAAACTCTTTAGCCATCTTTTCGGCAGTCTTCTGATTAGGAAAACTGTCAAACTTGTCGCCGTCTATAGATACGTCTATCATACCTTTTTTATTAGATGTGAATACAACAGGGTATCCATTAATCTTTTTAGTTTTGGATTTAAGCCCAGCTTTTAGTTCTTTTAGAGTTTTCATTGTAATCTCGTTTAGTTATCTTTATTTATACAAAAAAGAATTTGTAACTTAATTTTTTTCTAAT